TGGCAGCTTGCTTCATGTATTCTTCATGCCTCATGTAGGTGTCCATAGGCGTATCTCCTGTATTTCTTCATGCCAGTCAGACCAGCGTAAAATCCGCGCTAACCGTGCTTGTTGAATTGCGTCATCTCTGGTCATGCCAGCTTTGATGTAGGCTTGTTCGACAGCACCCCAATGCGGCCTTGCACCTAGAATGGCTTCAGCCTTCTTTGGGCCAATGCCGGGAACGCCTTTGTATCCATCCGTGGCATCACCAGTCAGAACCTGTGTGAAGAAGTTCTTGTCAGCATCAGCTTCTGCGATGGTCAGCAACTCATCAGCCATTGGGCGATACAGCTTGCCGGGTATTGTTTTCAAATCCTTGTCATCACTGACCATGATGACCTTGCCTTTGTTCACTGGCATCGTTGCCAAGATGCCCAAGCAGTCGTCAGCTTCCATTCGGTCTTTGCGGAATGTCTTGAAGGTTTGCTCTACCCAATCGCACAAGGCCACAAAGCCTACTGGCTTGCGTGTGCCTTTACGGTTCGATTTGTATGAGGGGTCAACCACCTTGCGGAAGTTGTCTTTATGGTCAGACAGGCAGCAGACGTAATCTTTAACGCCCAGCCTGTCTGTTATCTTGGTGATCTGCATTTCAAATGCAGCTTTGGCTTCCTTCAGGTCGGTGTGTAACGACCAAATGTCATCACCAAAATCTATTTCGGTTTCAGCAGCTGACGCCGCCTTGTACATCAGGATGTCACTGTCGATTGCTAAGAACATCTTCCATCCCTTCCATCCACTCCAGCCCTTCGGCTGTCACCATCCATTTGTTGGTGTATGTGTTTTCGTTAAGCTGAGTAGACAGCAGCCCTTCACTGGCACACAGCGCGACTGGGTTCGCCGCCACTCGTGCAAAGTCACTTTTGGTTGTGAATGGCGATTGTTTCGCGTGAACCAGCACAGTGTAGATTTCCATCATCACTGCGAGTTCATCGTCATCAATGAGTGTCTGCCCAAGTTCGTCCGACTTGGTATTCTGCGGCGATTGGGATTTTGAAGCCGAAATGTCTTCCTGCTTCTTCCGCCATTCTTCTAGTGAGATTACCGACATGATCTGTATCCCCTTTCACTTGTACGGCAACCTCATCGTGTATCCATGCAATCAGAGTTGCATCGAGGTTTTGCCTGTTAATTTCTTGATCAATCAGCTGCACCCATTTCTTTGCTATCAACGCTCCGGCTGATTGCAGTAAGACATTGAGTGCTGCGTGTTCGCTGCGTACCGGCAGCTGCCGCCCATCGAGGCCAAGCAAGTGACCTCGTTTACTGAGGGATTGCTTGATTTGACGCAGCAAGGTTGCGAAGGCTGGGTTGGCCTTAAAAAAGCGTTCTTTTAGGGCTTTGCCTTCTTTGGAACCTTTGCCCAGTATTTCACCCATGCGCTGGTCGCCAGCACCATAGCAAAGCGCATAAATCATCGTTTTTGCTTGGTCACGGCTGATACCAGCTGCATCGGCGTTCACTTGGTGGATGTCGCCTTCAAGTATCTTGCGTCCATATTCACCGCCGTCAGGCAGGAAATGGGCTAGACATCGAAGTTCGATGCCTGAAAGGTCGCTGTTAACCAGTGAAAATCCTGGTGGCACAGTGAACAGTTCCCTGCACTCTTTGCCGAAAGCGGCTCGTGTGGCTGGCACTTGCTGTAAGTTAGGGCCAAAGCTGGATGCACGACCTGTGATTGTGCCTAGCGGGTTAATGGTGTGGCGTAGTTTGCCATCAGCATCGACCAGCTTCATCCATGCGTTCTTGCCTTCAGCTAGCATACCCAGCCGCTTTTGCAGCATGAATGACCTAGCCAGCTTTTGTGCTTCAGGGTAGTGCAGCCCAACCAAAACGCTTTCATCAATCTTGGCATCGCCAGACGGTGTGAACAGCTTTGGTTTCCAACCGTACTTCTGTCGCAGACAATACTCGATGTGCTGGCGACTGTTCGGGTTGAACTGAACCTCACGGTATTTAATGAATGGTTCGCCTTTGACGTAGCCCAGCTTTTTGTTGTTCACCTTTGGAATAAACTCATCCTCAAGCGTCCAAGCTGGAAACAGCGTTTGCAGTTCATCTTGAATGGCTGATTGTTCTAGCGACAGCTGGGCATAAAGTGCCGCAGCTTTGCTTGTATCGAATGTCCACCCTGCTGTGCCAATGCGATGGCATATCTCAGCTATTGAGTGTTCAAATCGGATGGCCTTTTGTGACCACTTCTCAGGCTGCAAGTGCTGCCAAAGAGCGTGGGTGACAGTAACGTCTTGTTCACAGTAATCCTGCATTTCCTGTGACCATTGGCTCCAGTCAGTGTCATCATTACTGAAGTCACCTTTCAGAACGCCTAGCCTCATGCCCCATGCCTTCAAGCTGTGCGACCCATGCAGACGCTTTGGAAATGCCTCGTTAGTCCAGCATTTCTCAAAGTCGTCTTGCTTTAGGTTGCCCTTCATCAGCCTCGACAAGACCAGTGTGTCAGTCACAATGATCCCATCGGTGCTGAAGTCCGGGTACAGTTTCTGGATGGCAGGAATGTCAAATGTGATGCCGTTGTGGGCAATCAACTCTGACGCTTGCGACAATTGCTGGACAGCTTGGTCAATCGCTTCTGGGCCGTAAGCCCAGCGTTGACCTGTGTCAGCGTTCATTGTCGCTATGCAGTGGATGGTAGTGAGTTGGTCTAGGAAGCCGTTACTTTCAAGGTCAAACAACAACCTCAACGGTTGTCGCCAGAGCCTCGTAGGTGACCACGGTTCTTGCGGTCAGCCAGCTTTTCAAGGTTCATGTCAGCAATTTCACTGAGCGTGTAGTCAATGTCATCGGCAATCATGGCGACATAAAACATTACGTCACCTAATTCTAAGGCGATTGCCAAGCGTTTCTCTGGGTCGATTTCACTGGTATGGAAATTCTCATCCAGCGGCATCTCATCATCACGAACCAGTTTTTTGACCTTTTCGACCACCTCGCCAGCTTCACCAGCCAAACCCAGTGCCGGGTAAATCAACATTCCGGGGTAGAACGCAAATTCAGACGCACATTGCTCTTGGTAATGGTCAAAAGCGTTCATCCAGTCGTCATTTTCAACCAAAGGCCAATCATCATTTTCGGGCAACAGTTCCTGCATCGCTATTCTCCTTTAACAGCGTGTGTAATGAAAAATCCGGCGTGTTCTGGATTACGCCTGTGAAACTCACGAGCGTAGTAAGGCGTGTGGTTGTTGCTGAGTTTGAAACCATCAACGCTTCTCGTAGTTACGTCAGTGTGCCAACGGATTAACTCAACAATCGTTTTGATGGAGTATCGTTCACGCCCTGCCTTGATTGCCTTTAAGGCAAACTCTTCAAACAGGTCGTAAATGTGTGGGTTAGCAGCGTGAAATTCTTGCCACTTTGCCTCTAGTTCGTTGACAGGCTCGTTGTCATTATCAGCACTAAATGACTGGCGGTCATCTAATGGTAGTTCAAGTTGTGCGTTCAGCATTATGTTCTCCTTCGTCATTTTCTGTTTCGGTAAATTCAACCAGTTCGGCCTCGATTAGCCGCCCTGTATCGCGCTGATAAAACAGCGTTCCACTGTCGCCAATGGAGCCACTAAAGCGATTTTTCAACACGCGTATCATTCGGAAATCGCTGTCTGGATCGTCTGCATCTTTTTGCAGTCCAATGGCTGCGTCAGACAGCTGCGCCAATGAATGGCTTGACCTGAGTTGGCTCAAGCTAACAGCCGCGCCATCCTCATGACCTCGCCCACTGGGGCGTGTCAGATGGCTGACCATTATCATGCCGATGTCCAGTTCCTGAACCAATGTCCTGAACTGTGTGACGCATTTGTCTAGTTCACGGCGTTCATCAACCATGTTGGCTGTAAGCATTGTAACGTGGTCAAGGATTATGAAATCACAATCCAAAGCACGAGCCATGTACTGGATGCGCTGACAAATCGTATCAACGCTTGAAACGCCAAAGCTGTCGTACAGCACACAAGTCCGGTCTTTAAACAGGTCATCAAACCCATCTATGACCTCTTGGTCTGTCGCTTGGCTCCGGTCTATCAACAGGTTCTTGTTGAGGTGTATGCCGACCAAGCCCAATAGTGTGCGCTTTGGTGCTTCCTCAAGGCTTATCAATCCGACTTTCTGGCCTGACTGCATTAGGTGGTAAGCCACTTCCTTGCAGAACGTGGTCTTGCCGCATCCCGACCCACTAGCCAGACAAACCAACTCTTTTTTGCGGATTCCCATCAGGCGTTCATTAAGCATCGAGTAAGGCCAGCTTAACGAACTGGCAGTTTCATCTACGCTAATGATGTCACGGTAATCATGGGCTGACTTGATGCCATCTGGCCTGTATTCACGAGCCTGAAAGATGGCGTTGATTACATCGGCAGATTTGCCTTGTATCAAACAGTCATTCACGTCTTTGGCTGGAAGGTAAGCAATCTTTGCTCTGCCAACCGGCAGTAGTTCAGCACAGGCTAACGCTGCGTTCTGACCTACCTCATCCATGTCAAACATCAGGATGATTTCTTCAAAGCCCATTAGGTAATCCCAGTTGGCCTTCAGCGTCTTGACTGCACTGGGTGCGCCATGACTAAGGCTAACTACAGGCCACTTGTGATTTTGAATTTGCGACAACGAAATCGCACAGATTTCACCTTCCACGACCACAAGTTTTTTGCCCTTGTGCCACAGATGTGATCCGTACAGCGTCATCTGTTTAGCATCACCAACGATGCTAAATTGCTTGGTTTGGGTACGCACTTTCTGCGCTATGGGCTTGCCGCCCTTGTCCCTGTAAACAGCCAGCTGGACAGGTTGTCCATGTTGCTGGCCTGTGAGGTAACCCCACTTTTTACAGCTGGCTTCTGTCAATCCTCTAGCTGGTATCGCTTTTGGGACGCCCGACAATAAGCCTTCTTGTTTTTTGTTGTTTTGGTTTTGTATTGGCTTCTCCTCTCTGCCATCTTCCGGGCTACCGGGTTTATGGGTTTGACAGGAGAAACAGAACGTATGACCGTCATCGTAAACTCCATTCGCATCGCTGCTGCCACATTCATCGCAAGATGTGTGGTGTAAGAAAGTTGCCTCGCTATCAGGCTGCATCTGTTTCTCCTTGATTGTTGTTAGCTAGGCATTTCGCTAGCCAGTGGTGGTGGCATTGCGTCAACCAGCGTGTACCTGACGTACCGCTGACCCAGCCTGTCCCTCTTCCATTCGCTTTTGATTTGGAAACCATTCTCACGCAAATCGGCTATGCGGCGCGGCAGCGACCTGACCCTGTAAAGGTCATTAGCTTCAAGACCACTAATGCTTCCGACATCAATCAAATGGCTCAAAATCTTAGTGTATTGGGTCATTATCGTTATCTCCTTCCTGTAACCATTCGTCTGGGATTGTCCGGTTCGCATAAGCAAATCCATGCTTGTCGCACCAGTCGCAGTAGCGATTAGGCGAACCCTTGTACAAAGGCGCATTTTGGTTTGAGAACACGAACCGGATGTCGAGGTCAGGGTGCTGCTGCCGGATAAGCAAATGCTTGTGCCGATCTTCAACTGTCCAGCGGCCCTTTCCCTCAACAAAGAAAAAGCCGCCTTGTTTTGGCAGCTTAAAATCAGGTGTGTATTTGGATGTTCGTTCAGGCCAGACGTATTCGATTTTGTCTGTCTCGTAGCTAACTGGTAATCCAGCATCTGCTATCTGGCGTGAAAGCGTTTCTTCCAGACCACTCCTGTAGCCATTGGCTATGGCGTGGCGTCTACGCTTAGAAATTGTAAGACGCACCATCGCTGGCTTCACCAGCGTTGTCATTGGCAGCTGGTACGAAGCCGCCTTCTACTGCACCAAAGCTGACAGACGCAGCACTAGCACTTTCAGACAGCTGAATGATCTGCACACCGCTTAACTGTAGCGAGATGCCGACATTGCCATTCTTGTCGTAAGGTGAAACTACTCCAGCTGCTTTCAAAACACTTCCACCATAGATTGGCGGCACGTCTTGTTCTGCGATGACTTCACCATTACCGCTAAACACCTTTGGTTTAAACTTGGATTTGGTAAGAAACTCGACTTCGTTGGTGTCTTCCAGTTTCGTGAAAGGCATCCTTGCCGTCTTGGCCTTTGAGCCAAGTTCATCGGCTGCTGTTTGTTCAATGATTTTGATTAAAGGCGCAGCATCTTTTGCCGACATCTTCAGCTTCGTCTTGTAGACGCCTTCGGGCGTGTACTGGAAATCAGCTTTTGAGATGTAAGGGTAAACTGCCACACCTTCCGGTGTCGTAAAATTAATCTTTGCCATTAAGAATGTCTCCTTCTTGTAAATTGGCGTCATTTTGTGATGTTGATGGCTCGTCAAAAAGTTGCAGGGAAAGCCCAAGCCGGTCAGCTTCCGCAAGCATATCTAAGGGGATGGGTTCACCACGCATTTGTAGTAATCGCGCCATCCCCAGAAGGCGTTCATGAGGGTGCATTGTCATCACCTTTATTGATTTGAGTTGGGGATTAGGCACAAAAAAAGCGGCCTATGCCGCCTATCCTGTACCTAGATGGGGGGTAACTTTAATTGACGTAATATGGGCTGTTCAT